TGTTACTCCGTTAAAGTAAGTGTATTTGCTATTCTTTTCGCCATTGATCCATTCGTCTGCAAGTTCTGGGAACTCTCTTAATATTGCTAAGATAGCGTTTTTACCTTTCATAAAACACAAAGTGCAGTTACCTAATATAGAAGGTATTTCCAAAGTGTAAGGCTTTTTGCTCCAATACTCATTTACCATTTGTTTAGTAATCTTGCTTTCAAACAAAGGGAACTTATCGTGTACCTTCTTAAATCTTTGAGTGCGTCTGCTAACTCGCATTGGTTCGTCATATCTAAAGCCTACCAGGTTTTCGAATTCTCTTACCCCTATGCTTCTTAAATATCTTTTAGCCGTTTTAATCTTTAGTTCTATTGTGCAGAACCTTTTAAACTGATTAGGTAAGGCTTTATGCTTTTTTAACATTCCGGTAAAGCCACCTTCGTAACTTATTCTTGTTACAGGTATGTTTTCAAATGCTTCAAAGTCATTAATAAATTTATAGGTCTTAGGGTGTTCCCTCATAGTATCGCAGAACAATACTATGTCTCCTGGCTTATATTCTTGGATAGTCATATAAGCAGAAGTTTTGCCACCGCTAAAATTAATTACCCTTTGCATTTCGTTTCTTAGGTTTTTTAACTTCGTCTGTAATAAATGTAATTACTAAATCGTCATTAGGTTGCGCTTCGTACCAAGTATACAATCGTTTAATCATATCGAAGATACAATTACCGCACCAAACTGTAAGTATAAAATCTGGACTCATATACTTGCGATAAATATGCTCATACATTTTTAAGATGTCTAAGTCGATATTACGCACATAGCCATTTTGGACTGTGTGCCAATTACCAACGTGTTGATCTAAAAAGTTGCGGTGTTCTATTTCCATAAGTTCCACATTAGTTTTGAAAGTAAAGGTGCTAACACTCCTGGTATAAATACAAACGCAATAACGTCGGTACATATTGCAGGTAGTAAATATAAAGCCAATCCTGTCCAAGCTGCTAAACAACTCGTGCAACTAAAAGGCTTAAAATCTAATTTCCACTTCCTATGGAATTGGTGTATCTCTACAAAGAATATTGCAAAGCATATTGCTGCTATAATTATCATTTGCGTAATTGTTTTTTTAGTTCTCGTTTAGTTAGTTTTAGTTCCCTATGTATTGACATATAAGGTATACCTGTAACCCTGCTTAGTTCTTTAGCATTGCAGTTATGCTTGATTGCGTACACTCTTAAAAGTTCCGCTTTGTACCAGTGCATTTTAGATAACTCATCTTCTACTTTGTTAAGTAAATCTTCGTCTCTATCGTGTACAATCAATTCTACTTCTAAAGGTTTTCGGTATGTTCTATAAAATTGGCTTGTATTACTTTGCATCATATTAATCATAGTCCTAACCAAGTAGAACTTTAATACGTTGCGTGTGCGCATATCAATTAAACGCTCTTCTTCCATTTCACATAGCACCTTAAATAATTCGCTTCTTAAATCGTCTCGTAAATCTTCAGGCTGCATTTTGTCTATTGCTTCCTTAAGTTCTCGGCTTTCCCAAAGTTCTAATATGATGCTATTCTTGTTCATATTCTTTTAGGGTTAGTTTGCCGTTCTCTTCGGTTGCTATATAACAAAAACAATTTGATGTTTTTGCTAAGTTTAAGAATGCTATTTGATAGCTGCTAAGTTTATCTCCTATGGCTTTTGTTTCGCAATAAACCGCTACACCGCTTTGAGTATGAAAGCCTACAACATCTGGAACGCCTTTAAGTCCTATGAACGTGCGCCCACGAACCGCTAAGTTATTGTTACGCCATACAAAGCACCCGTTTTTATTTAGGGTCTTTATTGCTTCTTTGGTTAATTCGTTTGCGGTCATAAAGCAAAAATATACTAAAGTTCTTGATATTGACAAATACTTTTAAAAATTTGATAAGCTACCTGAGGAACTATTGCATTTCCGTAGGCTTTGATACTTTCGTTTCTCCATTTAGAAAAGGTAATGTTGTCCAGTTCTCTGGGAAGCCCATCATCTCCTCCACAAATAGGGGGTTGAGTTGGGAAGTTTTCCCATTTTTGTAACCCATTTTGTCCTCTATAAAACTTGGAATATCCCCCCTTCTCCCCTCGCAACCTTTCCAATCTATCGTTCTTGGTGTCGGTAATATTCCCATTGCCATTGCTCTCGTTAATGTTACTGAGTGCATCGATCCTTCTGTCAGTTGTGGAGATTTCATATGCACTGTTGCATTGGTTGAGTCCATTGCAGTCGGTGTTGGTAGCATTTGAAGTGTTGCCATTTGTCTTAAGTTGCAATGTAGATTTACTCCCATTTTCTGATATTTGTCTTTGTCCTCCTTCCATTTTTCTGGAGTTCTCGCACTGTTCCAATCGTAACTTTCTGGAGTAGGCAATAAACCAGATGCGGTCTCTTCGGTGTGGTGCGTTAACGGCACAAGCTGGAAGTAAAAACGGGAGGACTTCGTAGCCTTCAGCTTCCAACTCAGTTTGCACCTCGTCGAATACCAATCCCCCGTTCCAATTAGTAAGTCCGCGAACGTTCTCGCCCACAACCCAACTTGGTTGAATTTCCCGAATTGCTCTAAGCATTTCCGGCCAGAGGTGTCTCTCATCTTCTTTGCCAAGTCGCTTTCCTGCACTTGAGTAGGGTTGGCAAGGGAAGCCTCCACTAATGATGTCGATTGCTCCTCTGTGAATAGTGAAATCTGTTTTTGTGATGTCATTGTAAGATATTGAATTTGGGAAGTGATGTTTTAAAACTTTTTGTCCAAAGGTGTTCCATTCGCAATGAAATACGTTTTCCCAACCGCACCATTCTGCTGCTAGATCAAAGCCACCTATTCCGCTAAATAAACTGCCGTGTCTCATTTGAATGTTGTTTTGTTTTGTTTAATTTGTTCCTCAAAAAATAAAGCTACGGCTACGGCTCTTGCTTGGTTCTTTAGCCATTGCTCAGTCCATTCATCTCGGTACTGCTTAGCACTTATGATGTCCATTTTATTAGCTTTGTAGGTAATAATTTCCATAAGTTTCTTTTTAGCAAGTGCGCCATCTTCTTTTGTCCATACCTTAATGCCTGTACTATTAAGCTTTGTAAATACACTTAATGGGTTAAACAACCTATCAAAAGTTCTATTTTCCAGAACTTTGTATTCTTGGTAAGAGTAATCAATTATCTCTAAATCGGTTAAGTGTGGTATTGCTTCTACTCGTTCTTGTGGCATCATTTTTCTTACTTCGTTTGCTTTTTTCTTATACCTATCCATTACCTGACTAAAGTATGCAGGGCTAAAGTTCTGGTAGTGGTCGATAAAGTCATTAGCTACCATTTGCTTAAACGCTACTTTAACCTCGTTTATTGTAAAGCCACCATACTCGGTTCTTATCCAATCCTCTAAGATTGCTAATTTAACTTCGCCAGGATTGTTAATGCCTACAAGCTGCATTAAATAAACAAGGTTTTGTTTAAATATGGTAGAGTTCAGATTGCGTACCCTCTCCCCCGAAAAGCTTTGCATAATCTCCTTCTCCATAGGAAGTAGAGTGGATATAGTTGTAGTTTCTAAGGTTGTCGAGTTCGTGCTTATTAAGTTTTGGCTTATTGTTTGTAGTTCCTTTTGCATATGTGGTTGAGTTAGTTATCCAATTATTTGCTGATGCTCTCCAATTTTTCATAGGGTTTTTACCTACTTTCCATCCGTTGCTTTCGTAATAGTTAAAAAACTTTTCTGCTTCTATTTTGCCTTGTTCTAATCCAATACGAAAACTAAAATACTCTAAGGCTTGTTCAAAATTACATTTTGCATTTGTATTTTCTGCAAGTTTTTTCTTTACCATTACCTTATCCTTATCCATATCCATTTCCTTATCCTTATCCATAGCACCATATAAGGGGCTTACAAGGGGCTTAAATTTGTCATCTAACAAATTGTATTTTTGTAAAATTTTGATAATTCCGCCGTGTGCTTTGTTGTCTGGGTTAAGTCCACTTGGGTACTGAAAATCTATAAAGGAAGGTATGTACCATTTGTTACCTTCGTCTATTCTAATAACTTTATCTCCAAAAAATTTTAAAGCTTCACGCTCGGTTATTTGTTCGCCTATCCTTATTCTTGCTACATCAATGTCTACCTGCCAAATTCCTGCGTGGTCGCAGTCATCACAAATGTAAAGCCATAAAAGTTTGTAAGGTGCTGAAAGGTTACGGATAAAAGGTTTTTTCCATTTCTCCGTGTCTGTAAATCGTTTTGCCATTATTTTCTATTATGTTGTACGTTAAAAATAGGATTAAAATGTTTAATCATATCTATTTCTACTTCCCTATAATTTTCTATTTCGCAAGACATAGTATAAACTATTAACTCGTGAGAATACAAATCAAAGGTTTTCCTGTAAATATGATTTGTTTGGTTAATCCTTTTACTCATATTTTTACTCGAACCAATATACAACAAAGTATCTTTTTTGGTTTCGTAACTATAAGTAAATACCGCATAAACACCTGGCTTTGGTGGGTGTCCGAACTCTCCTGTTTCGAACTTGTAATCTTTGTATTTTAATTGTGCCATAAAAAAGAAAAGACCCGAGAAGGAGCGAACTTCAAGGGTCTTTATTATTTAACCACTAAACACATTATGGGTTCGCTCTTCCTTAATGTGTCTTTATATATCTGCAAATATACACTAAATTTCTTTAAGTTCTAATTTTAAGCAAAGTTTTTTTAGCTTAGTTTTAAACCAGTCCTCAGTT